ATATCACCGGCGTCACGCTGCCGGGGTATCAACTCTACGGGAGAGTCACATGGACTGATGTGTAAATACTGATTTGCGCCGACCTCTAATTATATTTTATTCCAAAAAGTACTGAGAGTATCATACATGCTCGGCCGAATAGCCGCTCCGCTCCGCTCCGCTGGCCTCGGCCTGCGCTCGACCGCGTGTTGGCGACGACTGGCGTCGCCAGTCTTAGAAGTTATATGAGTCAGTAGGAGCGCGACTAATCAATAGTCCGGATTCCATGTCCAATCGGTGTTGGGCTCCTCCAGGTCCAGCCCAAAAGTGTTCCCAGGCGGCGTCGTTATCGGTGAGATCCAGTAGTCCATCATGTCCATCGGGTCGGGCGAGGGTAACCACATCGAAGGGGTCGGTTGACTTCCACCAAAGGACGACGGAAAAACGTCGGACCAGAGCAGGGTACTTGGATTGTCTTCCGGTCCAATCGTACCAGTCGGTTGGGTGAATGTTACAGGTAACGTCGATAGTCTCGGGGAGCCACCAGGTGAATCCTCCCTTGTTTGGGACTTGGATCTTGTGTCGGTCAAGCACCTTAAGCATCTGGTTAAGTTTCCATCCAGTATACTTTCCTTCGAGCTCATCGAGGAGGGCATGGGGTTGTCCAGCATACCCATCAAACCAAAATCCTTCTCCGGCTGGCAGCGTCCACAGCGAGTCGGGATAGTCCTCATGGGATCGACGGGTTTTCCCCACTCCAGTGGGGCCAAACAGTAATCGCACAAAAGGGACCGGCTTAGGGTAGTCACAGTGAGCTGAGAGTCGGTTGAACCCAGTGGAGTACTTGACGTACAGGACGGGGTCTTCTTCGACGAGGGCGCGGATACCACCAGTTGAGACGAGTTGTACTCCTGCATGGATATCGTTGCGTTGGCCCTGGTGAGTTTCGGACGGCGTGCCATAGTGCCAGGGGCCGGCGACACGGTGCTTATCTTCTCCTTTATAGACAGCTTCGGTGCAGTATCCAATGGCTTCGGACTGAGAACCCTTGCGCCGCTCGAGGTGAAGAGAACCGTCAATGGTTTTGACAGTTGTTCCTCGTTTAATCTTCTTGAATTCCACATAGCCTTGATAGTGGTACTGAGTTACAAACTCGGCTTGGAAACAGAGGTATTGGAAGTCGGGAGAGGACACAAACTTGGCAGCGAAGTCTTCGGGTTCGTCAAGAGGGTTATTGGCAGTGAAACACCAATATTTTCCTTGTTTGTTAATGTCGGACATGAAGTGAATGAAGTGAACGAAGTGCGGGTAATACTGGGCCGCACTTCGCGTTCGCTGGGGTTTTGGGAAAAAAGTAAGAATGGAAAACTCGCGATTTCTGTACGGCCCAAAGCAGGGGGGCCTGTCATTCTTTTACTGTATCGAGCTGGATAGCAACGAGGAATATTATTTCGACTACGGAAGTGACTCAGAATGGCACGATTCCGAAGACGAGGAGCAAAACGAATGCGACTCAAAAGACGACATTCAGTGCGACGAAGGCGACAAAGCAGAGGATTCAATCGCAGAGTCAGAACAGCAGTTCATGCCATGGCTGACAAGAAATACTTCGACGTTGCAAATTCGGGGACCAACTTCTCCAACACGTCGGGAGTTCAGCTTATCGACCTCAGCGGAATTGCCGAAGGCGCGAGCGACAGCCAAAGGGTGGGGACACAAATCACCCTTCGAAGTCTCAAACTCCGATTCCGAATCTATGGAAATACATCAATCTCAGGGAACACCCCAATTCGACTGATCGTCGGGTGCTGGAATGATTTCATCAGCTCCAGTCCTGCAAGTTCAGCGCTGGTCACGAACATTACGAACAACAGCATCATCGCTCCGTATGTTCGATCACAACTTCAAGCGAAAAAATGGATCCCGATGTACGATCGGAGCTTCCTCATCGCCAACTCGGATGAACAAATATCAGGGAAGATCATCACACTCAACTTTAAGGGCAAAACGCTGCCCAAGAAGACGGTGCACTACACACCCGGAAGTGTACCAGACCACAACTACTTCTTCTGGATCACAAACGATATCACCGGCGTCACGCTGCCGGGGTATCAACTCTACGGGAGAGTCACATGGACTGATGTGTAAATACTGATTTGCGCCGACCTCTAATTATATTTTATTCCAAAAAGTACTGAGAGTAT